TGTTCCGCAAGCCGCCGAGCGACCAGTCGAACGGCTACGCGGACCAGCCCGTGGTCAAGGACAAGAAGACGTGGGAGCGAGATCACTGGAGCCACGCGAACGGCTACAGCCGCGCACGCTGGCAACTGGACGCGCACGGCTTCGCTCGCTCGAACGGCAACCGCCTCCTAGCGCCCGAGGATCTCGTCGGACTCCCCGCTGACGTGGTGTACCGTACCTTCCGCGACTTCTCGCGCGCGACGGTCTACGACTTCGAGCACCACGTCGCGGTCGGTGAGGCGCTCGAAGCGGCCGGGCGCTTGCCGCCGAGCTTCATGCTCCTGCCACCGCAGAGCTGGCACCCGGACGTCTGGACCGATGTCGCGCGGATGCGAACGCTCAACATGATGCAGGAGCGGAAGGGGCAGCAGATGCATCTCTGCCCGCTCCAGTTCGACATCGTGGATCGGCTGATCGTCCAGTTCTCGATGGAGGGGGAGATGATCTTTGATCCGTTCGCCGGGCTGATGACGGTGCCCTACTGCGCGCTCAAACTGCGACGTCGCGCGATCGGGATCGAGTTGAACGCCGCATATTTCCAGGACGGCGTCAGGTACGTCGAGGGTGCGGCACGGCAGGCGCAGGTGCCGACGCTCTTCGACCTCGACTGGCCCCGCTAATGAGAACCTCCTCGCCTGCGAAGATACCGCCTACCACCGCCTCATTCACGAGCGCGTCGAGGCTTTCCGAGCGACAGGCACTCCGGATGCGCGGCGCTGCAAGTTCTGCCACGAGTGGGCGAAGCCGAGCGATCCAGCAGTCCGCTCGCAATCCAGAGGGCGGGGCTATCGGTTACTGTTTCATGTTCAGTGCCGTCGCCAAGCCGAACGCGCGCGCTACGCCGTCAGAATAGCATGAGCGATCTTCCGAACCGGCTACCGCCATTCAACCTCGATGCGGAGCACGCGGTCCTCGGGGCCATCCTCCTCGAGGGCGCGCGTGCCCTGCCGGCGGTCGCGGCCCAGCTCGGACCGGCCGACTTCTACACCGAGGCGAACCGGGCGCTGTTCGGCACGATGCTCGACGTGGGCGCGCGCGCCGACGCCGCGGTCGACGTCGTGACGCTGCAGGAGGAACTCCGGCGCACGGGCCTGCTCGAGACCGTCGGCGGTCCGGCGTACCTCGGCTTCTTGCTCGAGCGCGCGTCCATCCTGGCCAACGTGCCGGCCTACGTGCGGATCGTCCGCGAACACGCCATCCTCCGCGAGACGATCCAGGACGCGACGGCCCTCGTCGCGCGCGCCTTCGACGCGAAGGACGACGCCTGGACCGTCCTCGAGGAGACGCGCGCCCGGCTCGAGCGCCTGGCGGCGCGCGCACTCCCGGCGCCGGCCGAGTCCCTCTTCCCGGTGCGCTCGTTCACGGCCCTGCTGGCGGCCGAGCTCCCGTCGCCCGAGTTCCACCTGCAGGACCGGATCCCGACCAAGGGCATCACCTTCGTGGTCGGCGACTCGGAGGCCTACAAGAGCTGGTTCACGACGTACTTCGGCCTCTGCAAGGCCGCCGGCCGCCCGATGTTCGACCAGCTCGCCGTCCGCCAGGGCCCGGTGCTCCTGATCTCGGAGGAGAACGGCGAGGTCGAAGACAAGCGGCGGATGGAGCTGCTCGCGCGTGGCATGGGCTTCGCCGGCGAGCTGCCCTTCTACATCGCCTCCGAGGTCAACTTCTCGTTCGACGATCCCGCGCGCTACGCCGCGCTCCGCGCCTTCGTCGCCGCGCACGCGATCGAGCTACTCCTGGTCGACTCCTTCATCCGCGTCCACCGCCGCAAGGAGGCCGACGCGGGCGAGATGAACGCGCTCTACATGGACCGCATGAAGCCGCTGATCAAGGCGGGCGTCGACCTGGTCCTGCTGCACCACAAGCGGAAGCTCCCGGCCGGCCTCCACGGCGCCCAGGTCGCGCAGGCGACGTCCGACAACGACGACATCCGCGGCTCGGGCGATCTCCGCGCGGCCGCGCACGCCGTGCTCTTCCTCAAGACGCAGTCGAAGACCGCCGCGGTCGTCCGCCAGAACAAGTCGCGCGGGTTCAAGAAGCCCGAGCCGTTCGTGTTCAGCCTCACGGATCTCGATGGCGGCGGCGTCCTCCTGAAGCACGAGGGCAAACCCGAGGAGGCGCTCGATCGCACGGCCGGGTGCCGCGCGGCCATCCTCGAGTACGCCGGCGAGCACCGGCCTGGCTTCTTCCGCCAGGACGTCATCACGGCGCTCAAGGGGCAGTTCTCCCGTCGGGTGATCCAGCCCGTGCTGAAAGCCCTATCGAAGGACGGGTACCCGCTGAAGGAGGACGAGCTCCAGCGGGGCCGGACGAAGCAGAAGTTCTATGTCCTTGTGAGCGCCGATCCGGATCCGCCGGAGCCAGGAGACGACGATGATGTCCCGTTCTGAGGGCTGGCGAACCTGTCAAGCAAAACGCTTTACATTGACGCAGGCACGCTCAAGTTCGCGAAACCGAGGGCCCGTGTCTGCGTCACGACGCGAGCACGCGGCCTCCGTGCCTGCGTGCCTGCGTCGGCGCGTGCCAGCGCCGTTTACTTTATCTTTCAACACGTTGACGCGAACACGCCCACTGTACCAGCGTCGTGCTCGCCCCGACGTAGACAGCCACGCAAGCACGCAGGTCCCTCTCCCTTTAGGGAGGGACTGCGTGCGTGTCTGCGTCGGCCGGTGTGTTTTTCGAGACTCGAAGCCTCGCCCGGACCTGCGCCGCCAGTGCCCGGCGCATCGGGGGCCCTGATGCCTACCGCGCCGCCGCGCCCATGCCCTCAGCCTCGGTGCCCGAAGTGCCAGCCGTGCCCCGTCCACGCCAGGACGTGGACGACGAAGCCCGACCGCGGGACCACGGCCGCGCGCGGGTACGGCGCGCGGCATCGGCGCTGGCGGGCGATGGTGCTCGCGCGCTGGCCGCTCTGCCCGGGGGATCAACTGCGAGGCGCTGCGGCTGGACGGGCGGACCATGCGCCGCTCGCGGTGCGTGCGACGGTGGCGGACCATGTGCTGCGACTCCAGGACGGCGGGGATTGGTCGCTCGAGAACGGGCAGGGGCTCTGTGCCTCGTGCCACGCGAGGAAGAGCGCGAAGGAGGGGCGAGGCTGAGGGGCGGGATGGATCCCCAGGGTTCCGCCTGCGTGACCGTGCGCGGAGTCAAGTTGCGGCGCCCGCAAGTTTCTGAGAGGGCCCAGATGGCACGGAATCGTGGTAAAAGTGAGACTGATGATCGGCGGGGAATTCATAAGCATCGATTTGCCGTGCGGCGCCTGAGCGATGGGTCGTCGCGGGCCGAAGCCGAAACCGTCGGCGCTGGACAAGCTCGACGGTGGGGCGAGCCACCGCCGGCGGAATCCGAACGAGCCGAAGCCGCCAGCGAGCGCGGCGACGTGTCCCGACTGGCTGCGCGGCGATCCCATCGCGCGCCGGATCTGGGACGCCGAGGCGCCGACGATGATCCGCCTCGGGCTCCTGACGGTCGCCGACCGACTCCTCTTCGCGGCGCTCTGCGAGCGCGCGGCGGTCTACTGGCGCGCGGCGCGGAAGCTGCGCCGAGGATTGACGCACAAGAACCGCGCGAACGGACGCGTCAAGCTCCCCGAGGTCGACATCGCCAAGGGCGCGCTCGATGGCCTCAAGCAGCTCGCGGCGGCGTTCGGCATGTCGCCGTCGGACCGCAAGGGGCTCTGGGTCGCGCTCGGGGCGGAGGCGCCGCGTGATCCGGGCCAAGTGTCGACGACGCAGCCGAAGGACGGCGACGCGATCGACATCGACGACTACCTCAAGCGGCGCGCCGGGCGTCGAGCTCGTGGCGAGGGATGACGCCGTCACGGCCTACGCGCGCGCGGCCATCGCCGGCGAGGTCGTCGTCGGGCGCCTCGTCCGCCTCGCGTGCGAGCGCCACCTGCGCGATCTCCGCGAGGGGGCGCGCCGCGGCCTCTGCTTCGACCTCGCGCGTGCCGTGGACGCGATCGAGTTCTACCGCTGTTTGCGCCACAGCAAAGGCCAGTGGGCGGGGCAGCCGATCGTCCTCACGCCGTGGGAGGCCTTCGTGATCGGCTCGATCTTCGGCTGGGTGCGCGCGGATGGACTGCGACGGTTCCGCACGGCGTACACCGAGGTGGGGAAGAAGGCGGGGAAAAGCACGCTCGCGGCCGGCGTTGGACTCCTGCTCGCGTTCTTCGACGCCGAAGCGGGCGCCGAAGTGTATGCGGCGGCGACGAAGAAAGAACAGGCCCGGATTGTGTGGGACGAGGCGCGTCGGATGGTCGTCAAGTCGCCGGGACTGCGCCAGCGGATCCAGGTGCGCGCCGCGAATCTTCACAGCCTCGAGACCGCCTCGAAGTTCGAGCCGCTCGGGCGGGACTCCGAGGGCCTCGATGGCATCAACCCGCACGGCAAGATCGTCGATGAGCTCCACCGCCACAAGAACCGCGAGATCTGGGACGTGCTCGAGGCCTCGAGCGGCGCGCGGCGGCAGGCGCTGACCTTCGTGATCACCACGGCCGGCTCGGATCCGCTCTCGATCTGCTGGGAGCAGCACGACTACGTCGTCAAAGTGCTCGAGGGGGTGCTCACGGACGACACGACCTTCGGCTATATCGCCGCGCTCGACGTCTGCGTCGTCTGCCGCGCGAAGGGCCGGACGGCCCCGGATGATACCTGCACGGCCTGCGACCGATGGGACGACGAGGCGGTGTGGCCCAAGGCGAATCCCAGCATGCCGATCACGCCGAAGCTCGACGACATGCAGAAGCTCGCCCGGGAAGCGCGCGAGAAGCCGGCCGCGCTCAACGCCTTCAAGCGCCTGCGGCTCAACGTCTGGACCGAGAGCATCACGCGCTGGCTCCCGGCCGACGCCTGGCATGCCTGTGCGGCGCCGCTCGCCCCGCTCCGCGGTCGGCGGGGCATCCTCGGTCTCGACCTCTCGTCGACGACGGACCTCACGGCCCTCGTCGCTGTGTTTCCGGACGAGGCCGGGGACGTCGACGTACTCGCGCGCTTCTGGATGCCCGCCGACAACGTCGCCGAGCGCGTGAAGCGTGATCGCGCGCCCTACGACGTCTGGGCCCGCGAGGGCGTGCTGACGCTCATCGAGGGCAACGTCATCGACTACGACGTGATCTTCGAGGCGATCGTGGGCCTGCCCGAGCGCGAAGGCGTGGAGATCGTCGAGCTCGGCTTCGATCCCTGGAACGCGACCGGGCTCGTGACGCGGCTCCAGGGCGCCGGTATCGCCTGCGTCCCGATCCGCCAGGGGTTTGGCTCGCTCTCGGCCCCGAGCAAGGAGCTCGAAACGCTCGTCGCAGGCCGCCGGCTCCGCCACGGCGGCAATCCGCTGCTCGGACTCTGCGCGGCGAATGTCGTCGCCGAACTCGACGCCGCGGGAAATATCAAGCCGTCGAAAGCGAAGAGCACGGGGCGGATCGATGGCATTGTCGCGCTGGTCACGGCGCTCGCGCGGGTGATCGTCCAGCCCGACACGACGAGCGTCTACGAGACGCGGGGGCTCCTCGTCCTATGACGCGCCTCCGGCGCTGGCTCGCGCCCCGGGCTCCCGCGTTCGAAGCACTCGTCGGCGCCATGTTGATCGTCGCCGGCGTGTGGCAGCTATTCTCGGTCGGCGCCGCGCTCCTCATCGCCGGCGTCATCCTTCTGCTCCCGATCGTCGGGCCGTGGCTCGCGCGGAGGGGTTGATGGGACTCATCACGTCGCTGCTGACTGGCGCCCCGATCCTCGCGACCACCGGAACGCCAGGCCCGCTCAGTGATTTCTGGTACGGCCCCGCGGCGGCTCCGTCGCTCTCGGGCGTCGTGGTCTCGTCGGAGAGCGCCCTCAAGCTCTCGGCGTTCTACCGCGGCGTGGATCTGATCGCGCGCGCGCTCGCCGCCGTCCCGTGGGTCATCAAGCGCGCCCTCCCCGACGATGCCGGTGAGGAGCCCGCGAAAGACCATCCGCGCTACCGGCTGCTGCATCGTCGACCGAACCTCTGGCAGACGTCGGCCGAGTTCCGCTATTTCGGCCAGTGGCGCGTCATCGTGCGCGGCAACTTCTACGCGCGCCGCGACCTGGTCCGGGGCGACGAGGTGCTGACGCCGCTCGATCCGGACCGCATGGATGTCTCGCTGCTCGCGACCGGGCGCCGCGGCTACCGCTTCCGGCCCGAGCGGGGTCTGCCGGAGGCGTACACGCAAGACGAGATCTTCCACGTCATGGGAGCACCGACCTCCGACGGCGTAAAAGGGCTCAGCGTGATCGAGCGGGCGCGGGTCGCGCTCGGACGGTCGCTCGCGCAGCAGGAGTTCGCCGCGCGGTTCTACTCGCAGAACGCGACGCCGCCGTTTGCGCTGAGCCATCCGGCGAAGCTGAGCGCCACGGCGCGTGAGCACCTCGAGGCCAGCATGACGGCGCGCGCGGCGGGGCTCGACCGGGCCCACCGCGCCCTCGTCCTCGAGGAGGGCCTCAAGGTCGAGAAGCTCGGCCTCTCGCTCCGCGACTCGCAGTTCATCGAGCTGGAGCAATTCGGCGTGGTCGACGTCTGCCGCTGGCTCGGCGTGCAGCCCCACAAGGTCTACGAGCTGTCGCGGGCCACATTCAGCAACATCGAAGAGCAGTCGATCGAGTTCCTCACCGACACGATGGATCCGTGGTTTGTCTTTTGGGAGCAGGCGGCCGAGCGCGACCTGATCGAGGACCCCGAGACGTTCTCGGTCAAGTTCATCCGCGAGGGCCTGCTGCGCGGCGACCTGCTCTCGCGCGCCCAGGCTTACGCGCAATTCATCCAGAACGGCGTGATGGCGGAGAACGAGGTGCGGGAGCGCGAGGGCCTGAAGAAGTTCCCAGGGCTCGACGAGCCGCGGCGCTCGGCGAACCAGGACCGCGGCGGTGATCCCACCACGCGGCCTGGCGAGGCCGTGACCGGCCGCCCGCTCGGGCGCCGACGCATGGAGGATGAGGAGGAGGACCAGGAGGCGCGCCTGCACGCGATCGTCGTCGCCGCGGCCGCCGGCGTCGTCGCCAAGGAGACGGCCACGCTGCGGAAGGCGCTCGAGCGGCACGCGGACGATGCGAGTGCCTTGCGGGTCTCGGTCACGAAGTTCTACGGCCAGCACGTCGCGACGTTGACGGATCGGCTCCGCCTCGATGCCACGGCCGCCCGGCGCTACTGCGCGAGGCATTGCGCCGATGTCCTCGCATCCGGAGTGGTCGTGTTGGACGAATGGGAACAGACGGCGCCGGCGACGCTCACCACGCTGGTGCTAGGGAGACGGCCATGATTGACCTCGTGATCCACATGGACGCCTCGCGCAGGATCACCGTCACCGGCCCGATCGAGGACCGGATGCTCTGCTACGCGCTACTCGAGATCGCCCGCGACATCATCGCCGAGCGCGCTCGCGCGAAGGAGTCGCGCATTCTTCCGGCGACCACGTTGCCGTCGGTGCCGCTCCACGGCGGATAGGAGCACGGCCATGCGCTACGAGCGAATCCTGACCGAAGTGCTCGACACCCCCTGGGCGATCACGCGCGACTTCCTCGCGTTGATCGCCGAGGTCCTCAGCCGCCGCGTCGCCGGGCGCCCGTTCGCCGACGAGGAGATCGCGCAGCGCATCCGCGCCGGCCAGGAGCGCGCGGCCGCGCGGGGGAGCGGCGCGCGCATCGGTGCCGTCGCCGTCATGCCCATCCTCGGCGCGATGCTGCCGCGCGCGGAGGCGATGGAGACGAGTGGCGCGGTCAGCACGCAGCAACTCGTGGCCGCGTTCGATGCGCTCGTGGCCGATCCCTCAGTCTCGGCGATCGTGCTGGACTTCGACTCACCTGGCGGCAGCGCCGGCGGGATCGAGGAGTTCGCCCAGCGCGTCCAGGATGCGGGCGCCACGAAACCGGTCGTGGCGATCGCGAATCCCATGATGGCGAGCGCGGCCTACTGGGTCGGCTCCGCCGCGACGGAGCTGATCGCGTCGCCCTCCGCGCTCGTCGGCAGCATCGGCGTCTACAGCGCGCACGAGGACATCTCCGCGTTCCTCGAGAAGGAAGGCGTCAGGGTCACGCTCGTCGCGGCGGGCCCGAAGAAGACGCTCACGAGCCCGTTCGAGCCGCTCTCCGCGGAAGGCCGCGCGGAAATCCAGAAGCATGTCGACGAGTTCTACGCGATGTTCGTGAGGACGGTGGCCCGCGGCCGCGGCGTGAGCCAGACGACGGTCCGAGAGGAGTTCGGCCAGGGCGGCGTGGTCGGGGCCGCGGAGGCCGTCGATCGGAAGATGGCCGACCGGGTCGGCACGCTCAACGACGCGATCGCCCTGGCGGCGAAGCGGGCCGGCGTCAAGCTCCAGGTTGAGGCGATGGGGTCACCCTTGGCGGTCAACGATGACCCGGCGAAGTTCCGCCTGGCGCTGGCCGAGCGGGGCCTCTGAAATTCTGTGCTTGACAACCCGGCACTGTCGGGCGTACACATGGCAGCGATGACGTAGCAGGTGGCCCGCACCCGAGACTCCGTGGCCAGAGTGCCGGCGGTGAGGGGACGAGGCGACGCAGCGAGAGGCGCTAGTCAGACGACTCGGCGTGAGCTGCTTGGGACATCACGGACGAGATCCGTGGTGACCGGGCGCCACGCCGTTCCTGTTTCTGCTGCCCGGTCACCTCCACAAGCCGATGGAGGGTACGGGCATGCCTGTCGCAGTCAGCGGCCGAATGAAGGTTCTCCAGGAGAGGCAGAAGACACTCGCGGCCGAGGGCCGCAAGCTCGCCGAGATCGCCGCCGACCAGCGCACCGACGAGCAGAAGGCCCGCCTCGCCGCCATCACCGGCGACGGGGGCGACCTGGACCGCGTCGTCGGGGAGATCGAGGCCGAGAAGAAGCTCATCGCGGCGGAACGCGCCGAGATCCTCGACGTCACGGACCTGGCCGCGGCCAAGCCCTGGGCCTCGTTCGGCGAGCAGCTCATGGCCATCGCCCACGCCGGCATGCCGGGCGGGCGGATCGACCCGCGACTGTATGCCGGCCCCTCCGGCGCCTCGACGCAGAGCGGCGCGGACGGAGGCTTTCTCATCGCGAAGGATCGCTCCCTGGCCCTGCTCGAGGGCGGCATCGCCGAGGCGGTCCTGGCACCCCGATGCTTCCGCATCCCGATCGGCGAGAACAGCGATGGGGTCGAGGCCCCGATGATCGACGAGACCAGCCGGGCCAACGGCTCGCGGTGGGGCGGCGTGCGCATCTACCGCAAGGCCGAGGCCGACGCCGTCACGGCCACCAAGCCGAAGTTCGGTCTGTTCGACCTCCGGCTCGAGGATCTGATGGGCCTGGCCTACGCGACCGACCGGCTTCTGCAGGACGCGGTGGCCCTCGAGCGGATCTTCACGCAGGCGTTCACCGAGGAATTCGCCTTCAAGATCGACGACGAGATCGTGCGCGGCTCCGGTGTCGGCGAGTGCCTCGGGTTGCTCAACGCCGGCGCGACCGTCAGCGTGCCCAAGGAGACGAATCAGGCGGCGGCGACGGTCGTCACCTCCAACCTCTCGAAGATGTGGGCCCGCATGCCCGCGCGCTTCAAGCGGGGCGCCGCGTGGTTCATGAACGTCGACGTCGAGCCCCAGCTCGATGAGCTGGCGACGCCGGTCGGCACGGGGGGAATCCCCTGCCCCTTCGTCCGGTGGAGCGGCGACGGGACCTCGCTCACGATCAAGGGGCGGCCCGTCCTCCCGATCGAGCAGTGCGAGTCGCTCGGGACGGTCGGCGACCTCATCCTGGCGGACCTCGGCCAGTACGTCCTGATCGACAAAGGCGGTCTCCAGTCCGACGTCTCGATCCACGTCCGGTTCATCTACAACGAGCGGACCTTCCGCTGGGTCAGCAGGATCAACGGCCGGCCGAAGTGGAACAGCGCGCTGACACCGTACAAGGGCACGGGCAACACGCAGTCGCCGTTCATCACGCTCGCGACGCGGGCGTAAGCGGCCCAAGGGGAGGAACGACCGATGAAGCGACAAATCATCAGCGGGGCCGCCGCACTGGGGTCGCTCGCACAGCTCGACAACTCCATCAGCGCCGCGATCGTGCACGCCCGGGCGGCCGGCCTTTCGTGGCGCGACGCCCTGCGTATCGCGCGCCGACCGATCGCGGGCGGGTCCGGAGCCGGCCCGTTTCTTTCCGAGGACTGCGCGATCTCGCTCCTCGAGACCGCCGATATCGGCGGCACGAATGCCTCGACGTCCTGGGTGCCGATGGCCGGGTATGATCGCGTCTTCGCCTACGTCGAGATCGGTACCTGGAACTCCACCGATGATCTCGACGAATGCCGGCTCCAGCAGGGGCAGACCGTGTCGGGGACGAACGCCAAGGACCTCACGTCGGACGCCAGCGGCGCCGACTACGACACGGACAACCCCGTCGACGCCGATGGTGACTTCGTCATCCTGGAAGCTCGCGCCGAGGATCTGGACGTGGCGAACGCGTTCGACCATGTGCGTCTCTACGTGGCGGAGGCCGGCAATACCGGCGTCGACAACGTGACGGGCTTCCTGCTGCGCTACGGCGCCCAGGCGAAGCGCGCGCAGAAGAACGGCGCCGCAGTGACCGGCTCCAAGGTCTACGTCCGGCCGAGCTGATGATGCGGGGCGGCTCGCTCTGACGGGCCGCCCCTCGACAGCGCAACAGGCGCCCGAGTGTCCCGCGAGTCGGGGCGCACTGGAGGGATGAGCGATGCCAGCCGCAAACGTCAAGTCTCGGTGGGTCAGCGGCAACCTGGTGTTCTACGACGCCGACGGGGTCGTCGTCGGCCACGTCGGCAAGGGCAACGTTCCGGTCACCCTCCGGACACGGAAAACAATCGCCGCAGTGAACGCCGGCGTCGAGTTGCTCCCGGCGATCCCCGGCATGAAGTGGCGGATGATCGACGCCGCCATGATCGCCGTGGGCGGCGCCGTCACGACCGTCACGACCATCGACATCCTCGCCACGCAGGCGACGAGCTCCGTGAAGCTGGTCGCCGGTGCCCAGGCGTCGATGACCCAGAGCGCGGTGCTCCACGCGGGCGCGTCGGGCGCGGCCGTGCTGGCCGATGGAGCATCCTTCGCGGCGAACGACGCGAACACGGCGATCACCGCCAACATCACGGGCAGCGCAGCCACCGTGGTGACCGACATCGACTTCATCCTGACCTTCGCCCTCGACGCGGCGTAGAGGAGGCACGCAATGGCCACCGAAGTCGTGCAGGTCCACGGACAGGTTCGCGCGACGGCCGTCAACGCGCAGGCGCAGATCCCGCTGAACGAGCGCGGCGAGCAGCTCGTCGCCTCGGGGCTCCCGCGCGGCGCCGAGTTGGTGCGCCAGGGCAAGGCGTGGGCGACGATGAGCACCTCGGCCGTCGCGGGGCTCGTGGTCCGTCCCACGACCACCGCCGCGTTCGAGATCTTCAACGCCTACCCGGGCGGGACGAAGAGTCTCATCATCGACCGCCTGTTCTTCTTCAACCTCGTCTCGACGAACGTGATCGAGGGTTTCAGCGGCTGGGCGGCCGTCACGGCGCCGAAAGCCGCAGTGACGAGCGGCTCCTTCGTGGTGCGCGGCGCCTCCGGGAAGGCGTACAACGGCCCGGTCATCGCCGCGGCGTCCACGACCGTGCTCGATTCCGGCTGGTTCCCCTGGACGGCCGCCTACCAGAAGGGCGCGGGCGGGGTGGTGCCCTTCGGCGCCGTCCTCGCCGAGGTGGACGGCCGGCTCATCGTGCCGCCGCAGTGCTCGCTCTGCCTGCACGTCGTCTCGTCGCTGGTCGGGCAGACGTTCACCCAGGGCGCCTCCTGGTACGAGGAGCAGCTCACGATCGAGTGAGCGTGAGCCCATGCCCCTGCGCCTCATCACCGCGCCCACCGAGGAGCCGGTCACCCTCGCGGAGACCAAGGCGTCCCTGCGCGTCACGACGTCGGACGACGACGCGCTGCTCGCCTCCCTCGTCACGGCCGCGCGCGAGCAGCTCGACGGCCCCGAGGGGCTCTGCGGCGCCCTCCTGACCCAGACGTGGGAGCTCCTGCTCGACGCCTTTCCATCCGGGGCGATCGCGATGCCGCTGGCGCCACTCCAGTCGGTCACGAGCGTGCAATACCTCGACACGGCCGGCGTCCAGCAGACGCTCGCGGCGTCCGTCTACGTGGTCGACCCGGACTCCAAGCCGGGCCGGATCACGCTCGCCTACGCGGAGAGCTGGCCGAGCACGCGGAGTATCGAGAACGCCGTGACGATCCGCTTCGTCGCCGGCTATGGCGCGCCCGACGCGGTCCCCGGGCGCCTGCGGACCGCGCTCATGCGGCTCGTGCAGAACGACTACGACCACGTGGGCGCGCCCGATCTCCACGCCGCGATGAAGAAGGCGATCCTCGACGGCCTCTGGGATTATCGGTGGGCGTGAACGCGAGCGATCTCCGCGAGACGATCACGCTCCAGCGCCTCAACCACACGACGATGGTGTGGGCGGACTTCGCCCAGACGCCGACCGTGCGCGCCGCCGTCGAGCCTCAGGGCGAGGAGCGTTACCGCCTGCGCCTCCGCTACCGCGCGGACCTCCGCGGCAAGGCCGACCTGGCCCCAGCCGTGCGCGTCCTCTGGGGCGATCTCACGCTGGTCGTGGACGATGTCGCTGAGTTCGACTGGCACCGCGAAGTGCATCTCACCGCCCACCAGGTGCTCGTCGCAACCGAGCACTTGGAGACGGGCGCAAGGAGGGTCCAGGCATGGCCCTGATGACGAGGCTCCTCACGTGCGCGCTGGTCGCGCTCTTGCTGGCGACACCGGCGCAGGCGGCGCTCACCACCAAGTTGATCATCTCCGTCGTCGCGACCGAGACGGCCACGGCCGATCTCGCGACGCCCTCGGCGGTCGTCGCGCAGAAATTCGAGTACACCTGGGCCTCGGGCACGGGCGCGAACCAGGCAAACCTCATCTGGTCCGACACGCGCACGCTCGCGGCGAGCGCGACCGAGGATCTCGACCTCGCCGGCGTCCTGACCAACCAGTTCGGCGGCACCCTCACGTTCGCCCGGGTGAAGGCGATCATCATCCGCGCGCGCGCCGCGAACACCAATAACGTGCTCGTCGGCGGCGCCGCGGCCACGCAGTTCGTCAACTGGGTCTCGGACGCGACGGACAAGGTGGTCGTGCGCCCCGGCGGCCTTCTGACGCTCATCGCGCCCGACGTCACCGGCTACGCGGTCGGCGCCGGCGCCTCGGACTTCCTGCGGATCGGCAATAGCGCCGCCGGGACGAGCGTGGACTACGACATCGTCATCATCGGCGCCTCGGCGTAGGAGGACTCCATGAGCGACGCGATCGTCACGAACGGCACCACGCTCCGGGTCGGCGACGGGGCGACGCCAGAGGTGTTCACGGCGGTCGCCGAGGTCGTGGACATCAGCCAGCCCGGCGCCGAGGTCACCGAGGTCGAGGTCACGCACCTGACCTCGACGGCGAAGGAATTCAAGGCCGGGCTCCGAGACTTCGGCGAGGGGACGCTGACGATCAACGTCATCGACGGCAACGCGCTCCAGGAGCAGCTCGAGGACGACGCGGCGGCCGGCACGATCCGTAACTACCGGATCGTCTATCCAAACGGGGTGGACGGCGTGGCCTTCGCCGCGTTCGTCAAGGGCTTCAAGCGCGCACAGATCGCGATCGACCAGCCGCTCAAGGCGGAGGTGACGCTCCGGGCGACGGGCGCGGTGACGCGGCTGTAGGGAGGAAGATCACATGGGCCTGCTGACGCGGGACGCGATCCTCGCGGTCGACGAACGGGCGAGCGCACGTGTCCCGACACCGGAGTGGGGCGGCGACGTGCGCGTGCTCGAGCTCGACGGCCGCGACCGCGAGGCATTTCTCGTCTGGCTCGCGAAGAGCGGCGACAGGCCGGAGGTGAAGGCGCGGCTCGCCGTGCTGACGGTCGTTGATGAGGAGGGCCACCGGCTCTTCACGGAGGCGGACGTGGCGGCGCTGAACGCCACGAGCGGCGTCGCCCTCGAGCGCGTCTTCCGCGCCGCCTGGGCGTTGAACAAGCTCGGCACGGACGCCATCGAGGACCTCGCAAAAAACTCCGAGCCCGGCCCGCGCGCCGCTATCTGATCCGGCTCCAGCGCGAGCTGGGCTTCGCGAGCGTGGAGGAGATGTTGAGCCGGATGACGAGCACGGGCCTCGCCGAGCAGATGGCCTACGACCTGGTCGAAAGCGGCCGGTCGCCGGCCGAGCCGCCGTCCGGGCCCGAGGATCTCCAGCGCCGGATCGAGCGCATCTTCCGGGCGGAGAGCTAACCGTGGGCTACGGCCGGAAGAAGTACGTGGCCCCCCTCTCCGCCTCGCTCCGCATCGAGGGGCTCCGGAGCCTCGATGCGGCCCTGCGCGCCCTGCCGGCGGCCGTCCAGCGCGAGGTACTCGAGCCCGCGCTTGAGGAGGGCGGCGAGATCATCCGCCGCGGCATCGAGGAGCGCATCCGCGGCCGCACGGGCAAGACGGCGCGGGACCTCCGCGTAGTAGTCCAAGTGCAGACCAGCGGCCCGCTGACCGACGTCGGGGGCGTGGCGGCCATCGGGGCGGGTCCACCCAGGGCCAAGACCAGCCGGACGTTCGTGCTGCGTTTCCTCGAGTTCGGCACGAAGGCGCATCGGATTGAGCGGGCCCTCTCGTTCGGCGGCAAGGTCTTCTCGCGCGTCCAGCACCCCGGCATCGCGCCCCAGGCCCCGATGACGCGCGCCCTGGCCGAGGACGGCCGCGCCGCCGTGCAGGCGTTCATCGATGGCGCCTGGGAGCGCATCCGGGTGATCGCGCGCCGTCTCGCCGATCGCCGGAGCACCGGTTGATGGGTCTGATGGCGACGCAAGTCGGCGCTCTGATCGTTGAGTTGCGCGCCAACGCCGTCCAGTTCCAGGCCGAGATGCAGACGGCGCGCGGGACTCTCGACCGGACCGGCGGCAGCTTCCGCGGGGCCGAGCGCATGGCGTCGCGTTTCGCCGCGCAGGGCCTCGGGGCCGTCGTCCCGGGCGCCGAACGGGCGACCTTCGCGCTCCAGAACGTGATCCAGAGCACACTGCGGGCCGGTGGCGCCCTGCGTGTGCTCGGCCAGGCAGGGATCATCGGCGGCGGCGTCCTCGCCGTCGCCGCCGGCGTGCAATGGCTCGAGGAGAACATCCGCAACTGGTGGCGCCTGGGCGAGACCGTTACTCAGACGCTCGACCGCATGAAGCAGGCGGCCGAGGAGCAAAAGAAATTTGCCGACGATCGCATCCGGGCGGTCACGCTCCAGGCCGGGCTCGAGAAGCAGCTCGTCCAGCTCCGCGGGCAATCGGCGGTCGCGACGCTGCGCGCCCTCGGCGAGGAGCGCTCGGCCGAAGAGGCGGCGTTGACGACGCGGCTCGAGCTGATCGAACGCGAGCGCATGGAGCGCGAGCGCGGGATCATCCAGTCCATCGCGCAGGGCGCGCGACGCGACCAGGCGCTCGCCACCAACGAGGCCGTCGCCTTCGCCGCGCGGACCACGGCGGGCGCCGAGCACGACGCGACGGTCCGGAAGATCGAGGAGGCGGCGACGCAGAAGCAGTTCGCCACGTGGAAGCAGGAAACGGACTTCCTCCGCGACCAGCTCAAGGAGCGCGTCCAGGCCCGCCAGCAGTTCGAGGCCCAGCGTGGCCAGGGCGCGGCGGGGCTCGGCCTCGCTACCTCGGCGGCCGGCGGCTTCGCGCGCCTGCGGCAGATCCAGGAGTCGATCAAGAAGGCCGCGGCCGATCAGGCGTTCCTCGAGCGCGAGGGGCTCATCAGTCCGCGCGACGCCGTCGGCGAGCGCGAGCGCCTCCGGCAGGCAGCGGTCGACTCACTCGAAGCATTCAAGCACGAGTTTGCGGGCGTTCCGGAGGCCGTCGCGGCGGCCCAGCGCGCGGTCGACCAGATCCAGTTCAGCAACTTCGGTCTCCAGGTCGAACAGGGGCGCCAGTGGGTCGACCAGTTCATCGCGAGCACCGACGAGCTGAAGATCGGCGTCGACGATCTTGGCGAGCGCCTCGCGACGGCGATCAAGGGCGGCGTCGATAAGGCGATCCCCGAGATGCAGCGGTTCGCGGCTGAAGTCGCTGCCATGGACGCCTGGATTCGCCAGGCGACCATCGACGTCAATGCGCTTAGCGGTGCTCTCGGCGGGGGAGGCTAGCCCATGGACCTCGCGACTGCCTTCGCGCAGGCCAGCAACGCGCTGGATCCGTTCGCGCGCTCCGTGCTGCGCCTGGACGCCGCCACGACGCGGCAGTTCCGCGCGGAGTGGTTTCAGCAGGCCATCTTCTACCGTCTCGACGAAGCCACGGCCCGGCAGTTTCGCGCCGAGCCGATCCAGGAGGCGATCTTCCGACGCCTGGACGTCGCGACGAGTCGGCAGTTCCGCGCCGAGGCGATCCAGCTCGCGATGTTCTACCGACTCGACGCCGCGACCCAGTCCCAGTTCCGGCGTGAGGACCTGGCGACGACACGACAGTTCCGGCGCGACACCGAAGAGGCCACGCGGCGACAGTTCCTCCGCGAAGGCCCGCTGCCGCCGGCATGAGGAGAGGATCCGATGGCACTGACCGATGCCGCTGACCGCGCCGCCCAGGGGCTCGACCGCGTGACCGTCACGCTCGCTACGCTCCGCGCCCAGGCCGACCAGTCGCTCGCCGAGGCGATCCGCCGCGGGCAGATGCCGCAGACGCTCGAGGCGCTGCGGCGGAAGGAGTAGACGATGGCGGCGCCGATCGCTAGCTACGTGCAGTTGCCCGATGATAGCGGCAACACAGGCAAGAAGCCGCGCACCCAGACGCGCGTCGTCGGCGCCAACACCGTCCACGAGCATTTCTTCGTCCCGACCAGCCAGCGCGCCAAGCTCGGCGTCTTCCACTACTCGACGACGCTCCAGTCCGTGAAGGACAACGCGAGCGCGCAGGATGGTACGACGACGGGGTTCTTCTGGCTCGCGAACCCCGTCGGCTCCACGATCGAGCTGATCGTGCGGGAGATCGCCCTCCAGTTCAGCGCGATCACCGGCACGGCGATGGTGACGGTTCCGCGCATCCTCGCCCAGCGCTTCACGTTCACGGGCACCGCCTCGGGCGGGACCGTGACGCCGGCCAAGCGGCGCTCGTCAGAGGCCGCGAACGTGGGGAGCCTCCGGACGGCCGTGACCGGTATGACACCGAGCCTCGGAGCGACCGTCAAGACGTTCTTGACGCCGATCATCATCTCGGCCGCCAGTCCGTTCGCGCCGCCGCCGCAGGTCTGGCCGACCAGCAAGGACCCGCTCGAGGACGGCGGCCTCGTGCTGGCCGCCGGCGAGGGGCTCGTGCTCTACCAGCCGGATGCGGGCACGGCCTCCGAGGTGCGCCGCTTTACGGTCGACGCGACGACCGAAGAAGCCGACGTCTCCTAGATGCCGGTCACCCTCTTCGCGGAGAACCTCCTCGAGGCCGCGTCCGCGGTCACCGCCTCGGCGCCGGCCGAAGCGACGGCCCTCACGCGCCTCTACGACCGCGACCGAGGTCCGCGATACACGCCGGCCTTCGCGGGCGACTGGGACCTGTGGGACATCGCGCCGCTCTCGATGGCGATGGGCGGGCCCGTGATGGCCCAGCTCGACCTCGACATCGACCTCGGGAGCGCGCAGGCCGTGACCGGGTGGGGGCTCGTCAACCACACCGTCACCGGGGTCACCGTCACACTCTACGGCGACAACAACGCACCGGCGACGACCTCTCGCGACTCCTTCTCGGCCACGGCCGTCGACGTGCTCCGGACCTTCGCGAGCCTGAGCCTCCGTTACTGGCGGGTGCGGATTCCCGTGATGGCCACGGCGCCGGCGATCGGCGAGCTGCTCCTCGGCGTCCCGCACGTCCTCAGCGAGACGCCTGTCATCCGCCTCGGCGCCGGCTACCATACCGCCGGCAACGTCCAGCGGTCGCGCTCGCCCGGTAGGTACCTCTGGGCGATCAAGCGGGGCGAGCCGCTGGCGCGCTTTCCGTGGGGCTGGGTCCTGAGCGATGCCGATCTCGCGACGCTCCGCGCTGCGTTCGCCGCGGTCGATGAGGGCGCGAAGAAGCTCCTGCTCAAGGACGAGGACGGCACGCTCTACTGGGTCGATTGGCTCGACGAGGCAGTCGCGCCGCGGCCGCTCGGCAACGGGCTGTGGGAAGTGCAGACAATGATGGAGCAGGCGCTGTGAAGACGCTCTCCGCGCCCGCCCTGATCGCCACCGGCCGCACGAGCGTCCGGGCCCGCTACCTCCTGCAGCTGGATTTCGCGTACCCGTCCGCCCTGACGCTCCGACTCTCTGACGAGCATGTCGCCGCCGCGATCGGCCACGAGTGGCTCCCGCTGGTCCAGAGCTGGGGCAATCTCTCGGCGACCCTCAACACGCTCGACGTCGACGGCCGACCCGCGACCGCGACGATCGCGCTCCTCAACACGAAGCCGATCGCCGGCCGGGCCCGGCTCTCCGATCTGATCCGCTCCCCGCTCAACACGGGGACGGCCTACGAATTCGCATTCGCCCAAGCGACGGTCTACGAGCTCCTCGACGAGGCGCTGGCGACCGAGGACGCGATCCGCCGGGGCGTCTTCTACCTCGAGGAGCCGACGGATATCGGCGAAGAGATACTGACCCTCCGGATGAGCGATCAGGCGCTGGTGCTCGAGCACCAGTTGCCCGTGACCCGAATCACGGCGGACGTCTTCCCGCAGGCGCCGGAGAGCGTGATCGGCCAGAGCTTCTCCGTCCCGTTCGGCGCGCTGAAGCACGTCCTGGCGCAGCCTATTGTCGACGGGCGCGCGACGACGCTGGATGGTGCGATCACCGTCTCGGCGACGACGCTGATCCTGGAGGACGCCACCGGCATCGCCGCGGGCGACACCGTGCAGGTCGAGTATGAGCACATCCTGCTCGGAGCGAAGGACGGTAATACGTTCACGGCCTGCACGCGCGCACGCAACGGCACGACGGCCGTGGCTCATGCGGACGCGATGCGGGTGTATCAACTCTTGAGTGTCTATCGTTTCGTCGTGGCCGAGACAGTGTCTGAACATCCCCTTGTGGCGGTGAGCGGCGTGCGCGTCAATGGCGAGCTGGCGCAGACCAGCCCGACCATTCGTGACGTCGAGAGCCCTCGCGCCGGGCGGCGTCTCTCCGTCATCGACTTCGAGCCCTCGAATCTCCGCCAGTTCCACGTGTTGCCAGTGGGTGATGCCGCGCTCGTCTCGATTGCGACTGCCCAGACCATTGACAGCCAGGGCTCGCGCACGGTGGCGTTGCCGACCGGCACAGCCGAAGTCATCCCGGGGCGCGCGCTCCGCACGGTCACCGTGACGGTGTCGACCGACGGCCCTGGCGGCAACTGGGTGATAACGCGCCGCCCAGCGAGCCAACCGGGCGGGGCTGACGTGATCGTCGGACAAGGGAGCAACGCGAATCTGCCGGTCACGATCACGCATGCGCATGACTGGGGCTCGTGGGAGGACGAGGTTTTCGACTTCTCGTCCACTGGCTCCGTCACCGTGACGTTTGCGTTCAACCGCTATGCGGTGACGTTCGAGCGTGGCGCGGATGGGCAGGAGTCGACGGCCGCGGCCGTCATCGGCACCGTCACCTGCGACGTCGAGGGCGTGCGCGATGACTCGCTCGGCCGGATCACGGGGACCGCTCTAGCGCGGATCGAGATTCCGGCCGACGTCGTGCGCTTCGTCCTGACCAAGCTCTTCCCGGGCGTCAGCGCTGCCGACCTCGGCGCGAGCTGGGCCCTCACGCGCGCGCGGGGGTCGGCGCTCCGCTGGGCCTTCCTGCTTGGCGCCGAGACCTTCTCGCGCCTGCGCCGGAAGTTCGGCGAGCAGGCCCGCTCGGTCCTCTACCTCGATGCGGGGACCTGGGAGTTCAGTTACCTTCAGGACGCGCCCGTGGCTGCCGTGACGCTCGCCTACGCGAAGGACGTGCGCATCGCGGCCGTCAAGCGCTCGGCCCGAACGGAGCTGGTGAACCGTCTCACGGTCTACGCCGCGCGGGACTACTCCGCGCGCGGGGCGCTCGAAGACATCTATACGCACGTCCAGGTGCACGAGGATCTCGCCCAGGGGCTCGCGCGCCGGTCGGGCGCCACGACCGACGACGTGCTCGCCGGGACGCTCGAGCTGGATCTCGTCCAGGACACGGCGACCGCCGTCGCCCTCGGTGACTTCTGGCTCGGTCGGTGGAAGCGCCAGCGCCTCGAGCTGACGGTCGAGGCGTGGCACAACGTTCTCGCCCTGGCCCACGCCGACCACGTGGCCGTGAGCGGCCACCCGCTGCTCGAGGCGCACGGCGGCGTCGGCGTCATCTTCCGCGTCGTCGGCGTCGAGGACCAGCCCGACGAGGGGACGACGCGACTGACGCTCGTGGAAGCGAACGCGTGATGGAGGCCCCCATGGACCTGACCCTGACGCTCGCCCTGCCCTACACCCTCAAGGACGGCGACCGCCTCGGCTTGCTGGAGACCGACGAGCGCGACGAGCTGGAGCGCAAGACCGTCGCCAGGCTCGACGCCCTCAGCGACCGGGAGCGGACGGACGCGCATGTCAACGTCGCGGCGCGCGAGATCCGCGCAGCCTATTTCGCCGGGCTCCCGTCGCTCGCGCCGCGCGTGACGGCCTTCCTGCTGGCGCAGGCGGTGGCGCTCCGCTACGGCCAGAAGATGCCGGGCAAGGAGGGGCGCTGGTGGCGCGACCTCCAGGAGGCGCTCGACGAGCACCCGGCGTCGGTCACGCTCAAGAGCGCGGAGCGGGCGCTCTGGCTCGTGAACGTCTGGCAGCACGAGAGCGTGCGCGATGGCTTGGCGCCCGGGCTCCAGCGCTGGAAGGCGATCCTCGATGATGCGATCGACCGGCTCGCGGCGGCGCTGAAGGAACCGGCGCCGGTGGCGGCGGGAGGGTAGGATGGCCGGCCTCGGCCTGATGGCCCAGGATTTCGTCTACGCCGGCGGTGACCTGGCGCAGACGATCACCGGCGTCAAGACGTTCGCGGACGGGATCGTCGCGCCCTCGATCGGGCCTTCGTCCGGCCAGCGGCATCTCCTGCCGGCGGTGAATGCAGACACGGTGGCGCTGC